GCCGCGCAGCTCGGAAAATCGACCGCAATCGAAAACTGGTTCTGCGTCATCGTGGATCAAGCGCCGGGGTCGATGATGATCGTACTGCCGACGCTCGAAGAGGCGACCAAGTTCAACCGCATCAAGCTTCAGCCGACCATCGAAGCCTCAAAGCGCATCGCTCACAAGGTCTTGCCGGTCAACAGCCGTGACGAACAGGGCAGCACAACGTCATTCAAGCGCTATGCCGGCGGCTTTTGCCAGATCGTCAATGCGGGGTCTTCCAAGGGCTTGCAGATGGTGTCCATCAAATATCTCGCCATGGACGAGGTGACCGGCTATCCCAAGGACGTTGACGGTCGCGGTAGTCCTCGCGATCAGGCGCGCGCCCGTCAGAAGATGTACGGCGATCTTGCCAAGGAATGGCAGGGTTCCACGCCGGGCATTGCAGGCGAATGCGCGATCTCGGACGACTTCGAAGGCGGCGACCAGCGTTTCCGTTACATGCCTTGCCCACATTGCGACACCTACCAGCCGATCATTTTCGACATGATGCGCGGACCTGACAAAGAGCAAGGGCTACCGGTTCATGTTCGGTGCATGCGCTGCGATGGCGTGATCCTCGACGGCCACAAGCGGGAGATGGAAGAGAGGGCACACTGGATTGCCCGCCGCGTCCAAGAAGGTGATGAGCCGGTTCCGCTTGAGATTGCGGCGGACGACATAGGTGATTGGATTTGCCCGCCCTGCGAGGGGCGCTGCCGCGACTGGCAACCGAGCTATCATCTGTGGGCCGCATATGCGATCCGCGAAAAATGGGCTGACATCTGGCAGCGTTGGCTTGATGCGCAGGGCGATACTACCAAACTGAAGGCCTTCTATCAGCAGGATTTGGCAGAGCCGTACGATCCCGGCAGCACAACCGTCGAGTGGGAAAAGATCGTCAAGGCGGCAAGGGACGAGATGGTCCCGACTGGCATCGTGCCGTCATGGGCGGCATTGCTTGTCTCTGCTGCCGACGTTCAAGGGTACGGGATTAAGTGGGGCGTGTATGCCATCGGGCCGCGCGACCAATATTGCCTGATCGATCGAGAGATATTCGAAGGCTCTCCCGATCAGAGCGATGAGCCGTGGATAAAGCTGTCTGATGCTTTGAGCCGCACTTATCCGACGCCCGGCGGGCGCGAAAAGGGCATTGACCTGTCCGGCGTAGACTCTGGCTGGTCAACCGACCGCGTTTATCGTTTCTGCGTTGGCCGTCCGAACGTCATTCCCTTGGACGGTCGCGAACCGGTCGGCCTGCCATGGCTTGGTACTCCCGTCAAAAAGGATGTCAAAGACCATCGTAAACGGGTCATTGCCAAGGTCTTGCTCTATCCGGTCGGCCTCTATGACGTGAAAACCGCCGTCACTGCGGCGCTTGCCAATCTCGTCCAGGGTGCCAGCGAGGCAGGGCAGTGGCCTCGTGGCACGATCCATTTCGCGGGCAATCTCTGCGACGAAGATTTCGCCAAGGAATTAACCGCTGAATGCTTGGTGGACGAGGAAGAGGAAGCCCGGACCAGTCTCAAGCGAAGGTCAAAGCGGCTGGTAAACCCGAAGGCCGGGCGGAAGTGGAAGAAGATCAACGGTCGCATGAACGACTGGTTCGATGTCACTGTGTATTCCTACGCCCTCGGCTGGCATCTTCAAAACAAGCGCAAGCTTACGCTCGACCGTTGGGCAGACTTGATACGTGAGCTGCATGGCGAGCCGGAACAGGTCAATGATTTGTTTGACCTGGCCGACCAAAGCCCATTTGCAAAGCAACAGCAAAAGCCGGCGCAACCATCTGGAAAACCACGTCAGCGCAAGCGTTGGGGGTCATACTCGTGATTGAAAACAAACCTCGCATGCGTGTGAAAGCAAACTCGGTGCGGGTTGAGATGCCCGCGCCGCAGCTCGCTCCATCGCGCAAAATGACGGCGCGATACCTTCGTGGTGATCGGGCCGGCACCCTTAGCATGCGTCGGGCGGTCACGCGCGATGCAAGGCTCGATGTTAGAGAAGCGGCGGAAAGGGCTTCCGCACTGGCCTTTGACTTCATGCAGAATAGCGGCTGGATATCGGGTGCTATTCAGCAGATCGTCACCGATACCATTGGCGAAGAGCTTAAACTTGCCTGCCTCGCGCAGCTCGAATCCTTCGGCTACACGAAAAAGCAAGCGACCGCATGGTGCCGCCGGGTTGAGCGGGCATGGCGGCGTTGGGCGTGGAACCCTAGGGAATGCGATCTCGCCGGCAAGGCAACCATTGCCGATATGGCGGAAGCCGCGTTGCTTAGCTTCCTTGCTACCGGCGAGGCTTTCGGCATTCTCGACAATGTCTCGTTGGAAAAGCAACGTCGTCTTGGTTTGAAGTCCGGCACTAAAGTCTCTCTGGTCGCCTCGCATCGTTGCCCTCGCAGGACAGAGGAAAGCGTCGGTCTCGATCAGGGCATCTATCACGACGAGGATAACAGGGCGGTTGCCTATCGTTTCCGCGTCCGAGTGTCTGGTGCGGAGCAAGATCGAACGGTTGATGCTTCGGATGTGATCCATGTCATGGATCGTGCCGCCAACCTGAACAGCCCGCGTGGCATTTCGGTTATCGCAGCCGCGTTGAAGGTTATCGCGCAGTCGGACCAATTGGCCGATGCGACCTTGGCTACCGCGTTGATGCAGACCATCTTCGCGGCAACCATAAAAAGCCCCGAACCGAGCGAAACTGCATTTCAGGCCATTCAGACGCTGAATGACATAGACGCTCCTACGGGTTTTGAGGGGGACTGGTCGGAATTCATCGGCGGCTTACAGCAAGATTTGCTCGACGTTTGGGACCACCGCATCGGCGCCTTGAAGGAAAAGGGCGTCTCTATGTCCGATTCCGCGCGGATCAATCATCTCGGTCCCGGTGAAGAATTCCAGATGCACACGGCTGCAACGCCGGGATCGCAGTATCTGCCTTTCTTCCAAAATCTTTTGAAGGAAGTCGCCCGTTGCCTCGGCATCACATACGAGGCTTTGGCGATGGATCATTCCAACGCCTCTTACTCATCTGTGAGAATGGCCGTCGCCAGCATCTGGCCGATTGTCTTGCGTCGGCGCACCCGGATTGTTGCACCTTTCTTGCAGGGCATCTTTGAGCGCTGGCTAGATGAGATGATCTTTCGCGGCGTCATTCCCTTCAAGGGCGGTTATGCTGCTTTCAGTCGGGACAGGGAGAGTGTCTTTCAGACGGAATGGAGCGGTCCCGCTGCACCGTCAGCCGACGATTACAAAGCTGCCCTGGCTGCCAAGATTAGGCTCGAAACCGGCTTGTCCACGTACCACGATGAATGCGCTCTTGCCGGCAAGAATGGCGAGGAACAAATCGTGCAGCTCGGACGCGAAAAGAAGATGTTCGAGGACGAAGGCGTCCCGCATCCGTTTGGCCGGTCGCAGGGTGGCGGCGGTCCCCTTGGGGCCGCAGCCGTTGGAAACAGAGACCCCGCGAAGGAGGCTGCCTAATGGCTGACAATGCCGACCCGCTGAAAATCGATTGGTGCGCGCGGGCGGTGAAATTGCGCCGCGTCGAAGAGGCGTTGCTGTCCGGCGAGATGGTCACGGAAGCACGCTTCGGTGAAGACATGGCCCGCTATGCCAACGCCTCATTGGCAGACGTGCAGCGGGCTTTGAACGAGGCCATCCGCAATTGTCAGATTGCGCGAGGCGAGAAACCAGCGCGAACCCGATACGCGATCAGCGGTCGCATGCGCCCCTACTGAGGTCACAAAAATGGCTGCTATTGTTGAAGACGGAAAGCTACGGCTTTCCGGCTATGTCGGCGATTATTACTTTGAGGACGGCTTTACATCGGCTGATGTCGTCTTTGCTCTGTCGCAGATCGAGGCCGACGCGGAGCTTGCCGTCCACATCAATTCCGGTGGCGGCATCGCGACCGAAGGCGCTGCCATTCACGCATTGCTGTCGGCGCGGCCCGGTGTGACGAATGTGGTTGTTGAAGGGATTGCGGCATCTGCCGCGTCTCTCATCGCCATGGCAGGCCAGACCGTCACGATGTCGGCGGGCGCGGTGATGATGATCCACGATCCCAGCGGATACACCTTCGGCAACTCCGACGATCATAGCAAAACCATTGAAGCGCTTGAGGCGCTGGCGACGTCATACGCTCGTGTCTATGCCGCGAAGTCCGGCAAAACCGCCGACGAATGCCGGGACATCATGCGGGCCGAACGATGGCTCACGCCAGACGAAGCCGTCGCCGAAGGCTTTGCCGACGACACAACCGAAAGCAAGGCCAAGGCGGTTGCGGCCTTCGACTATCGGCTGTTCGCACACGCACCGAAGAACCTCGTTGCGCTGTCGAAGGCAAAGAACTGGTCGATGACGGC